GGCCAATGGACAGTGTTCTATGCTGGCCCCAATACAGGTAAGACGTTGCTAACCATGTGGATGCTGCGTGAGTGCATGTCCACCGGCCAGATTGATGGTAGCAAGATTTTCTACGCCAACTGCGATGATACCTACAAGGGTAGCATTGAGAAGCTGGAGATCGCTGAGAAGGCAGGTTTCCAAATGCTCATACCCAATGTGAACGACTTCAAGCCCGATACCTTGGTGGCCACGATGAAGGCTCTGGCTGAGCAGGGTGAGGCACAGGGTGTGGTCATAATCTTGGACACATTGAAGAAATTCACCGACCTAATGGATAAAAAAGTTTCCTCAGAGTTCGGCAAGATCGCCCGAATGTTTGTTAGCGCCGGTGGATCGTTGATCTGTCTGGCCCACGTCAATAAGCACAAGAATGCTGAAGGCAAAAGTATCTACACCGGGACAGCAGACATTCGTGACGATTCCGATTGTGTTTACATCATCGAGCAAGTCGGTAGCACCGATGGCACGCATACTGTTGAGTTTGAATGTGTAAAGGCAAGAGGTGATGTGGCTGAGAAGATGACCTTCCAGTTCACCAAGGGTGGTGGGTATAACGGTCTGTTTGAGTCAGTGAGGCGGTTGGACTATAACGAGGCAGAGATGGCTCACCGGGCTGCTGCTGATGTGGCTGAGCGTCAAGTCGATGCTGACATAATCGAAGCGGTGAACGCTGCCATCGTGAACGGTCAGTGCAGTAAAAGTGGCATAGAAAAATTTGTACAGTCCACTAGCGAGACATCACGCAACAAGGTTCGCGCAGTACTGGATCAGTATGAAAATAGACTGTGGACTGTGAAGAAGGGTGTTAACAATTCAAGCACCTATTCACTGACGCTGGCTCCTGTTATTCCACCGGTGAGCTTCCTATGAGCCTGTTTAGACCCCACCCCGGAAAACGGGATAACCGAATAACCGAAAACAGGCAGACTCCGCTCCCCAGGAGGTGCACCGCTGGGGGTCAAGCTCCACGAGGGCTCGCGGGTTATTCTTGTTATTCACTTATTCTAGTTTTACTAGTTATCGGTTTTACACAGGGGGGGTACCCCCACTCGGTGAATTCCGGTTCGCCGTTGTTTCACCCCGGTGAGGCTTACTCATGGAACTCGTGAAATACAACCTCCAGCCACAAGAACAACTGGCGGTGAGCCTCTACTTAAAGTCGATGAACAAGGCTCAGGCTTCACGCGATGCCGGGTATGACTCCACCCACATATTCAGCAAGGACAACGTAAAAGAAGCCATTGCAGCCCAACTGACAATCCGTGCTGAACGTTTGCGTGTTGGGGGTGACTGGGTGTTGAGTGAACTGGTGCGCGTCTATGAGCGTTGTATGCAGATGGAGAGCGTGCTGGATCGTGATGGCACCCCCACCGGTGAGATTGCCTTTGATGCCAGCAATGCGTTGAGAGCCTTAGCACTGATCGGCAAGCACGTCGATGTGAAGGCTTTTGATCAACAGGTAACAATCAACAGCACCCGTGAAGAACTGATCAATCGGCTCCATCGCGGCAGGTTCAGGGTCAGCTCTGAAGCACCCAACGAGATAAAACAAATCCCAACCAACGAGGTATCCTTCCTATGAAAACAGTCAATCAATCCCAACTACTTGAAATGCTTGCCCATGGTGCTGAGTTAACGTCAGACCTTATGTCCGATGAACAGATAGCCATACTGACCACCATCGCTGAGGTGAAAGAAGACAACGCCACCGCTGCCGACATCAGAGCGTTGAAAGATCTACTGGTGCAGGTTGTGCTTAAAACACCCCCACCCCCTGTGACGTATCAGTTCGACGTTAAACGCGATAGCCGTGATAGGTTGGTGGGTATCACTGCAACGCCTAAGAAGATGGCTAAGGTGAGTCATTGAGTTTAGGGTACCCAATACCCCGGTGAATAGGGGTATCATGAGGGGTATCGTCTTGGCCGTGATAACTATTATTTATTTAATTCAATCAGTTAGTTATGGTATGGGCGGCATGATGTAAGCGTCCTGACTTAATCCCAGTAAGTCGCAAGAAAGCTCGTAGACCTAGTGTTTACGGGCTTTTTTCTTGCCTTTTGATTGCAGAAGGCATCATAATGCTTCACGAAATAGCATAATATTGAGGGTATCATGAGGGGTATCACTCACACGGGTAGGGGTATTTAGACACGAAAACCCCTCACGATACCCCTCATGATGCCCCTACGTTGAGGTGAGTTATGGCATTAACAGCGATGGAAGTTAGGCATTTGACCTGTCCTGAAGGTCAGAAGCAAATGAAGAAGAGTGACGGTAACGGATTGTCTTTGCTAGTAAAAAGCAATGGTTCAAAGCTGTGGCGTATGCGTTACCGGTTCAATGGGAAGTATCAAGAGCTGGCTTTAGGTCAGTACCCCACGATACCCCTAATTGAAGCTCGTAACATGACCGCACATGCACGTGCGCAGTTGGTGCAGGGTATTAACCCGGCAGCGGAGCGACGCGCTAAGAAGCATACTTCAAAAGAAGACGAGCGCACCTTCGGTGTGGTTGCTACAGCATGGTGGGAGCTGCAAGAATCATCGTGGTCTGCTGATCATGCCAAAAAGGTAAAGCGTTGGGTTGACGTTGAAATGAAGCCGCTTGCTAAGCTGCCTGTGGATGCCATTGATCAGGGTCATATCACTGAATTAATGCTCTCGATCGAAGCTGCTGGTTATCGCCGTGCCGCTCCCACCATCCTTTCCATTATTAATCGCATCTTTGGTTATGCGCTGGCTCACCGGTACACACGCAATAATCCTGCTCAGGGTTTACCCCTCGGTGATATTCTCAGGCCAGCGCCCAAGGTCACTCATCGTGCTGCGATCACTAAACCGTTGGCGTTGGGTCAGCTTATTCGTGACATTGATGAAACGGACTCAGGTAGCTATTGCACTGTTGAGGCATTGAAGCTGATCCCTCGGTTGTTTCTACGACCTAAAGAAATTAGATGTCTTAAATGGGAATACATCGACTTCGATCAGAAGCTGATAGTCATTCCTGCTGAGGATATGAAGCGCGGTCGTGAGCACCTTGTGCCATTAGCTGATCAAGTTGTTGGGCGCTTGCGGGGGATTCAAGAAGTGACGGGTTATTCACCGTATGTATTCCCTAGTCAGCGCAGTAGCGACAAACCTCTTAGTAAGAATGTCATGAGTAACCGGTTGCGTGACTTAGGTTACGGGTGTGATGTGATGTCGGCTCACGGTTTTCGAAGCACTGCCTCCACGCTGCTCCATGAGCAAGGCTGGGAGCACGTAGCGATTGAAGCACAGCTTGCTCACCTCACCGGTACAGCCACATCGCGGGCTTATAACCGGTCAATCTACTTAGCTGAAAGAACAAAGATGATGCAGGCATGGGCTGATTATTTAGATGCACTGCGTGATGGCGCTGATGTGATACCAATAGGAGGTCAATCTCGTGGGTAATACGATACTCCCCGGTGAGCGTACTGAAGAACAGCTTACAAAAGAGAGTGCTGAACAGTTGGATTGGAAACGTCTCACCATCCTGCTCGATATATGTTATGAGCACTACACTGACCCAGCGACAAAAGCTGATCTGGCTCGTTTTTGCCGGATGCTTGTCGATATTAGTGATGGCTTCGATGGCGATGGGTTTGATTGTGCACCCGCTTGGGGGCGTGATCGTTTGATCGGTGAGAGGGTCTATAAAGCGGTACAGTATGACCAAGGCATAACGGCTGGCAAGACACCGGTGTCGAACAAGACGGTGTTTAAAGAGCTGGTCAGTGAGCTTGTCGATGAGGCACACCGACGCGGCTACCCGAAAACTATAGACACGACCACATCTGAGAAGGAAAAAGATGGTCTCCATAAAAATATAGACACGAATACCGCCTTCAAGGAAGTGGCTGAATTACTCTACAAATACGGCATTACGAACAAGGGGAGAAAGTATTCCAGCTCTACCATCAGTGACTGGTGCGGGTACGCCAAAACCGACAAATGACGAATCCAGTCTTCTAAGCTCCATTCCTATACTGAAGCCCCAAGTGTTTCAATAAACAAATTGAAACGCTTCTAAACAAGGGTTTCAAAATGAAAAAGTTACTGAACACTACCGATATGTTGGCTATCTACAACGTGTCGCGTACGGGTCTCTGGCGGCGCGTTAAAGACGAGCTGATACCCCCACCTATAAAAATCCACAACCGAAATTACTGGTCATCCGATGTCGTGAGTGAGCATGTTGATGTACTGCTTACTGGCGGTCGAGGTGTCGCATGAACTACTTGAGAGTGAGGTCAGTTGCTCAGCGGTTGGACGTGAGCGTATCGACCATTCACCGGCTCGTTCAACAAGGCGTTCTGCCCAAACCAATCAAATTAACCCCCCGTAGTGTGGTATGGCGTGCTGCCGATATTGACGCAGCGGTCGAAAGGATTGCGGGAGGTAACTGTGAACACTGACCTGATGACCCTAAGCGTTAACTACGTTATTGCACGTGCACTCGAAGAAGAGTGCAGCCTGTACACCTATGACGATCTGCCAATAGACCGCGATGTGAAGAGTGCGATTGACGCGTTGAGGGGCCAGCTCTGTGACTTGGTCGATCAACGCACAGATGCCCTTGAGCGTGGAGACGTGGAGCAAGCCAACACGGTGGTCAAACAAATATACAACGACACCAGCCTGCGCCTGCTCGCAACCTACGAATTCAATTTTGGAGACTCATCCTATGGATAATGACGACCGTATATCAACACTGTACCCGGATGCTAAATCTGAACCGATTGAGCCGACCATACCCCCGATTGAGCCGACCATGCCCCCGGTGCAAGCCACCGATGACTTCGGTTATGAGCAACCTGCTGAACAGCCTGTAGGCAACCCATACAGCCTGGAGCCAGACAGTCGTGAAAATCGGCTTTATGGTGCTGAGTCAAAGGTAGCCATATCTGAAGACACTGACCTGACCCTGATCTTCGACACCCCTGAAGACCAAGCATCCCTGAACGAAAACCTTGGGTTCATCGGCTCAGAGATTGGTGCAAGCCAAGAAGACATCGGCGGCCTTGTAAGCCATGTGAACGGCCTACTACTCACCGGTGAAATGCCATCAGCACAGGACTCAATGCAGACCTTGTATGAGGCTCACGGCGAAGCACTGTCACAGAAGCTGGATGACGCACGCACGCTGATCAAGAGCTTTCCCGATCTTGCGGAGTGGCTCGACTCCACCGGTGTTGGTAACGACCCCACCTTCATTAATCGAATAATCAAACTGACTGAAAACAACCGCAGTCAAGCACGACTACAAAAATTAAGGACATCAAAATGAGTGACGTAATGGAACAAACTAATAGGCTTAGGGTGTTGGCTCGAGACTTGAAGAAGGCTCAAGGCTGTATCAACGCTAAGCCCACAGCGCCTGAACACTTTGTAAACAACGCTGAAGCAGATGCTCGCATTAGCGAAATTAAAGCAGAACAGACTGCTATTGGCGTTGAGCTTTTGGAAAAGGACAAAGAACGCCAGTTGCGTGCAGTAGAACGGTTGGACAAGCAAGCACACACCGGTGCAGAAGCTGCTACTGAGCTGTTAGACAAGCTACCCACGTTCGCTAACAAGGTATCGACAGCGTTCAAAATTCTCGGTGAAGACTATGCCGAAATACTTGAGTTATCGAAGACAGTACGTAAAACCAACATGGTGCTTCTTGGCGCTAACAAACATCAATGTATCCCCGCTGCCGTAAGGATCGAACCCAACAATTTGCACAAGCTACTCAAGCAAGCAATCAGGGCTTCGTTCGGCGTTGATGTTGCCAACGTATTTCTCCCTCATGAATCAACCTTAAAATTTATTGACATCACCGAAGCGGTGAATCAAATCCAAGCGGAATGCACCCCCACCGGTGAGACTGAGGAGGTGACCCATGAGGAAGCAAAGTGAACTAGCCTCGTTACTAGGCCAACTTGCTCACACACTCGCTTACGGTACCGTTGAAGAGGCCGGTGAGCTATATAGGGAAGCAGAAGCCCTCTCAGTAGCCATGACACCTGCTACCGCAGCTAAGCCAATGCTAATGCAGGTGGTACGTAAGCATTTGATGCAGGCATTCGGTGGGGAACTGATGCGCATTGGTACGAACATCAGTGAGAAGGATTTGGCTGAGTACGATGTTGTGAATGAGCTTAGCCATGTCATCGATGAGTTAAATCGTCATGACCAGCGCTGAGATTGTGCCTCTTCGCGTTGATACGAACCAAGCCTTCCTGCAAGCCATCTTCGGTGAACAGTACCCGCTTGCACACGTAACCAGCTTCACACAAGACCCCGGTAACATACCTACCGGTGAGTCGGGGCGCTGTTGGGCTGGTGGATGGTACAAAGATTCACAACTGATACCTGACTCCAACCAGTTCTTCACAGTGTCACTGTTCGCACCTGATGAGCAGGGTAAAGCAAACAGGCGTCGGCAGCACTTCACCGGGTGCTATGTGATAGCTCTGGATGATGTCAAAGAGAAGCTACCGATCGACCAAGTGATGAGGCTACCGCCACCCAGCATCGTATTGAAGTCATCACTGCACAGTGAGCAATGGCTGTACCTGTTGGTTGCACCGGAGACCAACCCTGACCGGATTGACAACCTACATGATGGGCTCATTGCCAACGGTCTAGCACCGGATGGTAAAGACCCTGGTCAAAAAGGTGTTACTCGTTATCTACGGCTTCCTGAAGGCTGCAACACTAAGGCCAAACGTATTACTGAAAACAACGGCACACCACCTCGGTGTGAGATCGCACAGTGGCATCCTGAGAGAAGTTACTCACTAGAACAACTGGCAGTACCGTTCGCGGTAAACCTCGACGCACCACGCACTACGAAGTCCTCCGGTGCGGCCATGGTGGATGATCACCCGCTGCTTAACAGTGGTCTTCACATCAAGTCATCGTTATCAGCTGGCCGGTATGACATTACCTGTCCATGGGTGGATGAGCACACAGGCGGTGAAGACAACGGTACAGCGGTGTTTACCAACACTGATGGCTCTATCGGCTTTAAATGCCACCACGGAAGCTGTGAGACGCTTACCGGGGGTGATCTGATGCAATGGATTGAGAAGCATCAACCGGGCTTCAGTGATCGTTTGAAGCAGTGGCAGGTGATGCGCTCATTTACTGACATTACCCCGGTGAATAGCGTCGGCGTACTGAGTACGTTGCGTTCAGGTGTGGCTAATGGAGGTAGTTCTAATATGAGAACCCAAATGTTGTTGGACAAGTTTGTGCTTACAGACTTGGTCATTCAGGGCCAATGGACAGTGTTCTATGCTGGCCCCAATACAGGTAAGACGTTGCTAACCATGTGGATGCTGCGTGAGTGCATGTCCACCGGCCAGATTGATGGTAGCA